CAAAAGCTAGTCATTCATCTGGAATAGACTTCAACACATTGAAGAAGTACGCAATTGATCACAACATCGATCTAAATGAAATGAAGAAGAGAGCCAAGCCTAAGACATGGTCTACTCTTAGAAGATCGCGACAACCTCGTAAGTACAACCATGAAATTCTGGGATTGGAGTACCTACCTGAAGAAGTAGACGTGTATGATCTAGAAATAGAAGAGACACACAACTTCATCGCAAATCAAATTTGCGTGCATAATTCATCTGTAGATCCGAATTTGCAGAATGTGCCTCGTCCAGACAATGATGTGTTCCACATTCGTGAAGCATTCATTCCTAAAGAGGGTTACACCTTTTGCGTCTTCGATTATGAGCAACTCGAGATGAGAATACTGGCGCACATATCTGGTGAACCTAACATGATCAAGGTGATCAACAATGGCTGGGACATCCACACTGGTACTGCCAGTTTGATGTACAACTACCCATATGATGACATCATAGCTGCTGTGAAAAAGAAGAAGGCTGCTTCCAAAGAGGGCAGTAACATCAAGCTGACAGAGCTTGAACTAGCAATGTGCTTTGGCAGGCAAGCCAGTAAGACGATTGGGTTCGGTCTATTGTTTGGAGAAGGCCCGAAGAAACTGGCGCACACCCTGGGGGTGTCTGTTGACGAAGCGAAGAGGCTGATAGAGAAGTACTTTGCACCATATCCAGGCGTTCGAGACCACATCAATGCTGTGCATAGGCAAATCAGGGACGAGTGTGTGTATCGTACTTTCCTAGGTAGGCCGCGTAGATTCCCAGAGCTATCTCAAATAGGCGATAGACCTTACTGGGACTTGACTGGTAGTGAAAAGTTAGCTGTGTCACAGAGTGAACGCCAGTCGGTCAACTTCGGCACGCAAGGTGGAGCTGCTGACATACTCAAAAGAGCCATGATCTTGTGTGAGTTCGATCCACATCTACGAGATTTGGGTGTGGAGATGCTACTTCAGATTCACGATGAATTGATCTTCGAGGTTCCTATTGAGTCTGTGGAAGAGGCCATGCCCATCATCAAACAACTTATGGAGCATCCACTTGGTTTCGAGTTGGCAGTGCCCTTGGATTGCGACGGAGGTGTTGGAAATTCCTGGATGTCCGCGAAAGGCTAGAATAATGAGCAAAAAGCTAAGTGAGATACAGGCATTCGTAAAGGCTGAGATGACCAAAATAGACACTGACGAAAGGTATCATTACAAAACGGCACTGGTGCAAGTAAATGCACCCCTAGCTTTGATCCAGCTTGAAATGAGTGCCAAGATGGTAATCCTAAAGAAGGTAAAGGCACTTCTAGACCAGCCATGACCTACCAACAACTCATTGTTCAAGTTGCAGAGGGCTCGAGCTACACAAGGCGTGAGTTACGTAAGATCTTACGCCTTGTTAGCTCCGCCATCTGTAATGAATTGGCTACCGGTGGAGAGGTAGTGTGGAATGGCCTAGGTGCTCTCAAGAATGTGCCCAGAGCTAAACACTTCGTGCGGAATCCCTTCACGGGGGAACCCTACTGGACAGAACCAAGTAGACGAGTCAAGTTCACCCCAAGCATAAAGCTGAAGAAACTAGTGATTGCCTCTGACCACCTGTTTCAGGAACCTGACCTGATCAAGAAGTACCTGCCTAAAGGAGAAACAATGTTGAAGTACGCCGTACAGATAGACCCCAAGAAGGTGGAGAAAGAAAAGAATGCAGAGAAGGGGAAGCTGCCAGACGACCCCAATTGCAACATCCCTCTCGATGAAAAATTAGGCAGCCTTCCTTTCGAAAAGGAACCTGAGAAAGAGAAAACACCACATGCCAAAGACAAGTAAGGTTCAATCCAAGAAGCCTATCTACACAGGTCCTCAATACGTTGACCCCAATTCCATTCCGCGAGCTGATGCAAATGAGCTGTTGGATGTTCTCCAGGCCACACTTGGTGGCGATGGTGTAATCCTACAGCAGGGTATTGAAGTTGAGGGTCGCTTAGATCTCCGCAGACCAAGCGGCATCACCCAGCTAGACATTGCATGCGGTGGTGGCCTACCAGCTGGCGGGCTCTCTCAGATTGATGGGTCTGATGGGGTAGGAAAGAACCTGCTGATGAACTACTACTTTGCCAAGCAGCAGTCTATCCACGGCGATGCCACCAACCTAGCGATGGTGTGCCTTGAAAGTGGATACGACAAGCTGTTTGGTAGAGCAGTAGGAGTCAAGGTAGCTCTATCACCCTACGAGATTGAGGCAGAGGGCAGACGTAGGCGTATGAAGGGTGAGCCTGAGCTCACAACTGAAGAGGTAGCAGAGCTACAGTCCCAGGTAGGCAACTTCCACATCTTCCGTGGTGCTGCATCAGAGAAGATACTGGAAGCTGTAGTACACTGTGTGTCGTCTAACTCCTATCAGATCATAGGCATTGACTCCTGGGATGCCATGCTCACTGCAGCAGAAGAAGGCAAGGAGCTAGAGGACAACGCGAAAGTAGCCGATGCTTCTGGTATACAGACTAGGTGGATGCGTAAGGTATTTGGTGCCTTATCTCCCCAGAAAATCTGCCCTGATTGCTTCTCCCGGCCACTGACTTTCAAGCAATACGGCAAGGGTAACTTCGACTACATCTGCCCAGAAAGCAAGTGCGGTTGGAAGGGTAAGAAACCCTACATGTGGGAGAATGAAACTACCCTCATAGGCATTCGACAGATACGAGCCAACTTGAACAAGATGGGCATGCATGCTCGAGACTACAAAGTCGGAGGTGCATATGCTCTTCGTCACGGCAAGATGATCGATATCGCTCTCAGGCGTGGTAAACCGATAGAGCTCAGTAACAACAACATCGGGAAAGAGATCAATTGGGAACTCACTAAAGGCAAGGCTGGCACACACGAGGGTCTGAAAGGAGTGTATGAATACTACTACGCTCCGCCAGGTATCGACCTGTCTTCAGATCTAGTCAACTACTGCTCAGCTAACAACATCATCCAGTATGGTGGGCCAAAGGTTGGGTTCTACGTTACATCTATGGATGGTAGTGAGCAGGTTAAGTTGGGGACTAAGGAAGAGATGCAAAGGCGAGTAGAGGAAGACAAAGACATCGAGCACCTTCTCCGTGTTCTCAGCTTCAGAGAGGCCGGTCTAGGGAGAGTACGGTTCAAGTGAACGCCATCAAGTTAGATCTAGCTGTACGATACGTAGGGTTCGGAAAGTCCTGTAGCAGTTGCGGCAGGGTTAGAGAGACCACACATTACATCCTACACAACCCAGTAAGTGGTGATGTACTACAGGACTTTCGACTCTGCGATGGGTGTCAAGACAAGGGACACGTAATACGATTCGAGGTTGTAACTTCCGCAGACACCAGGCCAACAAGAGGGGCACGTAGGGTACGGATATCCAGGGAACTGGAAAGAGGTCTTGCCAGGGATGTAGGAGGGAAGGTACAGCCTGGGTCTGGGAACCAAGATGACAAAGATGATGTACGAGTATTTGGAGAATGGCGCTTCGAGCACAAGTACACAGACAATTGTAGAGACTACACGTTACATGCTTCAGATCTAATGGCAGTAGAACGCCATGCCAAATTATCTGGAGAATGGCCTGCGTTCGTTCTGAACTTCCGCAAGCTCAGTAGGAAGTTTGTCACTATCCCATACGAGCTATTCCTCGAACTGATGGAGAGACTACGTGCCAAAAGATGAACTGATAACCATAGCGGACCTGGAGACCTGCTCAAAGAAGGTGTTCCAGGAGATAACAGTAGTAAGCAGGATTGAATCTCTGCTAGAAGACATGAACATCGTAGCATGCTCCATGTCAGATCAATTGTTGATTGGAGACATGGAACGCATGACCAATGTATTCCATGCATCTGAGATTGGAAGAACCACAGGTAAGTCCCCCAGTGGTCAATATCCGATGGGTTGTGCTAGGGCTCTGTATTACAGCTACACAAATGCACCAGCTGAGGGGTCTTGGACCCCCAGAAACAGGCGCATACTGGACACTGGTACTGCCATACACTGTCAACTACAGATGTACCTAGCAGAGGCAGCAAAACGGAGGAAGAAGACAGAGGCGTTTGAG